AGAGAAAAGAGAAGATGTCGGCTAAAGTAGAGTTCATGCTCATTAAGATTACGACCCTATTAGAGAATCATCCTGACCTAGATGAGATTCACCCGAAGGACTTGAGCAAGATAATGAAAGACCTTCATGACGTGCGTAAAGAGCTAAGTAATGAGCCGACCATTATTATTGAGTATAAGAACAAGCTCAGGGAACAAACCCTTCAGGTGCTTCAGGACTTCTTGGACTTAGACCAGCTAAAAGAGTTTGCGCATAGGATGGAAGCAATCGAAGCGGACTACGAGGTATTATCATGATTAAGAAAGGCTACAAAAGATTCGTATCAATCTTTCTATATTCTGACTCAGAACCAAACGAGGTATTGATTGGGTTGTTACACGCTCTTATTTTACCGCCTGCAATGTTAGAGCTGGGTGACCCACACATGACCATGCAGATATGTGCTAGTATGGTGGGTTTCTTTCAGTTGTATGCGGTTCTGTATAGTGGTTCGCTTAGGGTTCGTAAATGGGCGGTGCAATTAGCTACGCTTGTCGCTATTGGCACGGTAATGAACTACTACATGGAGGGTATGCTATCAGGCTCTCACTTTGGTTGGTTGTTAATTTTAATCTTTGCTATATGGAACCTAATAAGGGTAACAAAAGAAGAGCATCACTCGAAACAGAACTTTTCCTCTTGAAACTGAAAGCAATAAGGCTACGCCAAGTATGGATGTACTCCGACAGTCAACCCACTGAAATTGTGTTGGCTTTAGCTAATATTTTTTTAGCCCCTTTGGCATTAAGTATTGAACTTGGGGCAAGTTTATTCTTTTCTTTGATACCGATGATGTCTGGTATATATCAGATAATCTGCGTGGCTTCTGATGACATTGACTGTAGAGTGCGAGCCTCTATGGTTACATTCGGGATTTATTCCGCATCAGCAGTTATGTACGCAATCACCATAGGCTTCCCTAGTCCAACACACTATGGGTGGCTTCTATTTATAATCGCATCCTTTGGAAGTATGTCCAGACTTTCCAGAGAAAAAATCTATAGAAAAAACATCAATGGATAACATCACGCAGATTGTAATCACGCTCGCAACGGTAGCTGGTTCCGCAGGTATATGGAAGTTCTTTGAGGCAAGACTTCGTATCAAAGCCGAACAAAAGAAGACCGAAGAAAATAATTCCGATACGGTACAGTACCGTGACGATTTAAAAAACAGAGTCCGCAACCTTGAAAAGTTGTTGGCTGAGTCATCTGATGAAAAGGATGACTTGCGAGATAAAGTGTTAAAATTAACAGAGGAAGTATCTGCCCTGCGGATTAAAGTTGAATTTCTTGAGAAGGAGAATGAAAGACTCAAGCTCAAATAACTTTAAGTGCGTCAGCCAACTGGCTGGTCACAAGCGTTGCCGTAAACAGTGCCGCCTTTGTAGGGAGCATTACGGTGGCGAAGCCAAAACAAAATAAGTGGTCTGATTTATTAGTTAATGTCGTTGGACACGAGCCACCCCCTGACTCGCTAGACCTACGCAATTCTTTTATCGAAAACTGTTTAGCGGATCAAGATGGATTTAAAGTCCAACAAGCTCAGATTCATCACACGATGCAGAAGGGTATCTATGACTGGGAGCAACAGGCGCTATCCAAGAACGCTCGCCTTAATGGCTTAATTAGAGCGCCCTACAACACGGGTAAGTCCCAACAAGTTCCTATTGGCTTGTCAGCATACATGACCACGAGAAAGCACGAGCTAGAGACCCTGATAGTATCTGCCGACGGTGGCATCTCTACGAAGAGAATACTGTCCCTAAGAGCCTTGTTCATGAGTGATATGTACCGCTACTGGTGCAGAGAGCACAACTTTAACCCTGTTGAGTTTGATAGAACGGATACAGGCTCTACGCAACGCATCATCGTTAAGAGCCGTAACCGCACGGGTAATCCCACGTATGAGGCGTATGCCGTCCTCACGCAAACCACAGGTCAACGTGCTGGTGTGCTTATTCTTGATGACGTGTGCAATGACGAAGACAGAATATCTACGGCTCGTAGGGAAACCGTGTGGAACAAAGTATCGAACACATGGATTAAGCGTGTACACGATAAAGGTATTGTTTTAAGTGTGTGTACACCATACCATCCTAATGACGCTAACAGCCGTCTGATGAAATCGGGCATTTTTAACGTACTGCAAATATCGGTAAAAGAAGATAAGACTGGTTACAAGGTCGAGGAGTGGAACAACTTTGAAAAATAAAACGTGTAATACGTGTCACATCTCTAAGCCTCTATCTGAGTTTAATAGAGACAGTCACGCATCGGATGGTCATAGGAGTCGTTGTAGTAAGTGTAGAAACAAATCACGAAGAGAAACAGAAAAGAAAAAATATAACTACAAAGTATTTAGGGGGATGGTCTACTGCGTTGAGTGTGAAGGTTTTTATAAGATAGGAGTAACGTCTTATGGTATTCGTAAACGACTTCAATCAATACAAACGGGTAACCCATTTGAGGTAAAAATTGTTTGGGTCAAGCGCACGAATAACGTAGGTAAATACGAGCGTATGCTTCACCAACAGCTAAAAGATAATCACGTAAGGGGTGAGTGGTATGCTATCCCCAAAGTACTAGCCAAAGAACTTAAACATATAGTAACGCACGATGAAGAAAGCTAAAGTAATAATGTACGCTCGTTTTGGGGTGAACATAGAACAGGACGAGGTAGACTACATAAAAACAAAGATGGAAGAGTTCCTAGAGATGATAGAAGCTGAACTTGTTGGTCAGAAGTGGGAAATACTAGGAAAGAATCAAAACTCTAAGGCGATACACGAAATTATAAAGCAATGCAGTAAGAATGAATGGGCAATCCTAACATACGACCTTAAAACACTACACCAGCACCATTCAGGTGCAATGTCCTTAATAGCGGAGGGTGACGATGTTGGCGTGCCCGTTTATTTCATTGATGGAGGCGCTGTAATGCAAACTTTATTTAGCAGGATATGAGAGAACCAGATAAGGTCTGGGACATTCCCCTATGGGAAACCAATCACAGTAAACAACGGCTACTCCAAGAGGAAGCGATGGATTTTCTGTCGTATAAGTTGGGGTACGAAATGAGCGAGGAAACAGATGACCCCACGAGAAAGGCTTACAAACACTTTGATGGATACAATCACTACCCTGATGGGAATCTTACGGCTCTTGATTACGATAGTGGGCATCCTGTCTGGCTTTGTGCTGATTTCAACAGGTCTCCTCATTGTTGGGCTCTTCTCCAAGTTAAAAGAGCTCGTAATGGGCTTAAGCAGTATGTTATTTTCGATGAAATCTTCTCGAAAGAAGCTCTAACTACTGAACAAGCCTTAAAAGCAGTAGAATTACTCAATAAATGGGGTATTTCGAAGGTTTTATTGGCTGGGGACAACACCTCTAACCAAAAAAGTGGTAATTATGGTCGTGTAGGCAAAAATGACTGGGATTACGTGCGAGAAGTGTTCGATGAAAACGACATTTCGTATAAAAACGAGCTAGACATCCAAAATCCGAAGCGAAAAGTGCGAGTGGACAAGGTAAACAACGTAATTTATGCTGGAACCAACGGAGAAAGGCGTTTGTTAGTCAATACTCGCTGCGAACACGTCATAAAGGACTATATGTACTCCATAGTTGATGACAAAGGGCTAAAAATAGACAACGGAGACAGGGGACATATGTCGGATGCGACAGATTATGCTATTTGGCGTAATGAGCGAGGCAGTAATGCCCCCATGTATGTGCTCCGCTAGTTGATACTCTTGCCATAATTGCGTCAAACTTATGGCTGAATTACGATAAAATTCAATACCTTACTTTAGTATTGAATCTTTATGGAATATACGTATATTTTTGACACCATGAGTAGCAAAAAAGACCCAAAACTTACAAGGTACGGAGTAAGTGGCTATAACAAGCCTAAACGGACTCCGAGTCACCCTACTAAGTCTCATATTGTAGTAGCAAAAGTGGGCAACAAAGTAAAGGTCATACGCTTTGGTCAACAGGGTGTATCAGGTGCGGGCAAGAATCCTAAGACCGAAGCAGCAAAGGCTAGGCGTAAATCCTTCAAGGCTAGACACGCAAAGAACATAGCTAAAGGACGTATGTCAGCAGCGTATTGGGCGGATAAAGTAAAATGGTAATAACAGCATTATGCCTCTTCAGCGTGGTTCTTCACCGAATATTATTCAGCAAAACATTCGACAACTCATCAAAGAGGGTTATACGAGGCAGCAAGCCGTCGCTATAGCCCTACAATACTCAAGAAAGTAATGATAGACACCTCAAAGTTATATTCCGTATCCAAAGACGCTGTCGAAGACATCGTAATGAAAGAAACTCGTCACCCGTATTATAGTGTGGTTCTTGACCGTGCTAAGATGATGAACAGCTGGTTTCAGGCGGAGTATGACGAGTACACAGCCATTTCTAGCACCGTGTTTTCTGATAAGTCCTATATCATTGACCAGAGCAGCATAGAGTCGGATGAGGAGTACAGAGAGCGTTTATCCAGAATGAAGTTGTTTCCGCTAGAGCAGAAGTTCTTTTCAGCCCAGCAGCGTATCTATGACGAGAACAACGTCAACAGAATGTACCCTGAAAACAAAGATTTTTGGAAGTGGAAAGAGTCTAACTTTGATGATGCAGGCTGTTCCATTACCGAGTTTTACCGAGATAAGGTTCTCTTCGTAAAAGAGGTTCTTGGATTCGGTGCGGTAGTAACCGACCTTATGATGGATGGTAGCGGAAATCCTGTTACCGACACAGACGGCAACGTAGTTCCTTATAACTTTGTTGTGCGTCCCCACGAAATATGGAACTTTCAAGTGAGACAAGGCGCTCTTACGTTGCTTGTTACTCGTCAAATGTATTACGAACTAGACAACGTTAAAAAGCATAAGTGGACTGCCTACACACCTGAGTACATCTGCGTGTACATCGAAGAGAACGGGAAGAAACAAAAGACGTTGGAAATACCTAATCCATTTGGTGAGGTTCCAGCCACGCTACTCAAGGGTCAGACGGATGCTAACAGTTCGTTCATCGTAGGTAAGCCACGTAGATATTGCCTAAAAGGTATGTACCTAGCCTCTTCTGAGTTGTTCTATGACCTAAAGAAGGGTTCTGAACTGTTCGGGCATCCTATTCCTGTTCTCACAGATTCCATTGTTCGGTCTTTAGCTGGTGTCGCTGATGATGACCAGTACGACTCTCGAACCATCAAAGAGGGTGTAGGTATGGCTATTATCATTCCTGATGACCAGCAAATACCTAGTAATATGTTATACCAAGCAGACATGCAGGGTCTTCAGCACCTTAGAGACGTAATTTTTGGTGATTTAATGTCGCTCATCTTCTCTATGGCTCAGGTTCGGGACAAGTCCATTGTTAAGAGCAATGTGTCGGGCTCCGCTAAGAGATTTGATAACGTAGAAGAACAAGGGCTACTAGCGTCTACAGCGATGGACATGGAAATGATAGAGATGCAGGTTCTAAGAAGAATGGCTAAGGTTCGTGACGAGGATTACGAGGGATACGGTGTAACCTACTCGAAGCATTATGACCTGTCTAGTGCCGATGAGATATTCCAAGACATTACCGAAGGTATGCAATATCACGCTATGTCTCTACCTCTCATCAAGAAGTTAACTGCGGAATATATGCGCAAGCGCTCTATGCCTCAAGAGGATATTGAAGAGGTAATGCAACACTTTAATGAGTATGGTATGCCTAAAACAGCTACTGACCTAAGAAATTTAGTGGATATTCTACCACAAGAAGAACTTCAACGCCAAGCACAAGTTGGTATTGAAACACAAAGCGAGCAATAATTAACTTATAACCACATTATGAGCGAACAAAACATAGAGCAAGCTGATGCTCCTGAATCAGCTATAGAGGAGTCAACCTCACAAACACAAACACAACAACCAGAGTTCGATAAAGACAAGTTCTTTCGGGGTGCATACAACGAAGGAAAGAGTAAGGTCGAAAAGGACGTTGTTAGTAAGTTCTCTGAATTACTGGGGAATGACATTGAATCATTAGACGATGCTTTTTCTCGCATACAGCAG